CGCTGGATCTGTAGATCGCTCATTTCAGACAGTGGCATCTGCACCGGGCCGCGTAGGCTGCGCCTAGCCGTTGTCATTACAGAAGCACCGGCGATGCCGTAAAACCGAATCATCCGCCGCTCGATGTCTCGCGCGAAATTGGAGTCGATGAAACGGCTTCGCATATTGGCGGAGAACGTGACTTGAATCATGCCCGCCCTCCGATGGTGCAGAAGTACGTGCACTCAATGACCGAGACGAATACCTCGGACTCGCTGAGCATGTCGGCATCGGCAACCGTAGGCACCGCGAGCGTGCGACGTTGTGCCGTGAGTGATCCTGTCGTGATATGCTTTGCGGCCGCGTTCTGGCGGAGGTAGTCGCGAAGGCTTTCAGCAAAATCGTCCCACGAGTCTGCGCTGGCTGCTGACTCTGAGCCCACACTGCCGATCACCACGATCCCAATCGTGACATTCTCCGCAGCCTCGGCTCGGCTGCTCTGATCGTCCACGCTGGTGACGATGACCGCGATGGCTCCGGGCGTCGCTGCTGGCATGTTGCGCAGTAGATGCGTCACTGATCGCACCCTAGTCGCTGTCACGCCTGCGGGCTTGGTGGCGTATGCGTTGCAAATCGTGACAAGAGCATCGGCGATGGTTCTGGAGCGTGAGGGCATTACACACGCTCCTTACAGTGGATTCGATAGATGGTTCGGTCTCTGTCGTGGTACTGCCAGAGCTGTTGACTGTCGCCGTTCGGGCATACCTTGTACGTCACCCCGTCGACGTCAATTTCATCGTTTCGCGAGGGCTCCCACTGGACGCCTGAGAGCACCAGCTGCGAAACGGGAATAAGAAAATCGATGGACCTGTCACCGACTCGGACGCCCGGATAGGGGGCTGCGACGTCCCACGATGTGGCGCCGCGAATCACAGTCACCGCAAGGGACGATGCGCCGCGCGAATACGTGCCGCTCTCACCGCGGACCTGTCGCGCTGCTGCTCGTGCTGCTGCTGTTGCTGCTTGGATGGGGTTCATGGTTCACTCAAGAGGAACCTCCCGCCCTGGAGCACCGGAGGAGGCTCACAGGGCGAGAGGCGGCGCGGCGAGGCATCCACTATGCGAGGAGAGTCTCGGTGTCGATGATCGAGTCCGTGGTGATGATTGGCACCCCGTCGAACTCCTGCGGCAATGTCGCGTACTGCCCGGTCGGGTTGTACGTGGTTCGCGACTTTCGCAGCTGCGTCAGAGACCGACGACTGCAGCAAATCATGGTCGGCATCATGCCAGATGGGAACTTGCCCATTGCATCAGCCAGCAGAGAGTCTGTGAGCCCCTTGCCGCTGTCGGCGGTGAGGTTGGCAATGCGGACCACCGCATACTTACTGCCGACCTGCACGCCCAGGTGCGCGCCAGCATCGCGGACCATCGCCGTCATCGACTTGCTGTTTGCCCCGAGCACAACCGACTGAAACGTCTCCGAAATCGTGAAGTTGATATTCGGGCCTGACACCCCGGCATCACCCGCACCGACAAGGGCAAACGCCGCATCGTCTGGCGTGCTTGCAATCAGGAACACACTGGATCCAGTCCCGGCCGTGGTGCCTGCTGCGTTGACGACCTGGCCGTCTCCGGCGCCATTGTAGTTCGCATCGTTGGCGATGCCCGCAAAGCCTGATCCGTCACCGTGGACTGTGCCGTACCAGATCTGCTTTTCAAGCGTGTAGAGGGCCTGGCGGAGTTGTCGCTTTGTGCGATGATCCATCCACGCCTCGGCCCCAAATCGGTAGGCCTTGGCTTCTGCGGCGTCCTCAATCACTTTGGCGTCGAGGTATTTCAGAGTGACGCTGATCTGTGTGCTGGACCCGGCTGTGTAGTCGGCTCCGTCGTTGACGGCCCTGAATCCCACGACTGGCGCCGTGGTCTCTTTGTTATATTTGTGCAATGTCCCGTTGGAGCTCTGCATCGCGTGCATCGCTGCGAGCGCTGGGGCTGCGTTGAGGATGTCCGTGATCTCTGCGGGGTTGACGTCCTGAGAATTGAACAAAACCAATTCTGCCAGCGTGGTGAGTGTGTCTGCCATGATATTCTACTCCTGTGATCTGTGTGAATTCGGGAAAGCCGCTCGACGTTGAGGCGGGCTTACTTTTTCGGGCGACAAGCTTCGCCGAAAGACTTCTTTCGAGCCTCGGTGCCGGTCTGGACTGGCGTGTCTTCTCCAGCGTTGGCCTTGGCCAGTTCGCCGATCCGGCTCTTGAGTTGCGCCACTTCAGCGCGTGCATCCTGCAGTTCTCCGCGGAGGGCCTGCAGTGTGTCGGACTGGGCTTGCTCCCATGGCTTGCCGGCAAGAAACATGCGAGCTCCTTCGGCGTCACCGAATGCCTGCATGTAATCCGCAAGGCCTTTGGCCTGCGGAGCTGCTGGCGTCTCTGTTGGCGTGACCTCAGTCTCTGTCTCGTCCGCGTCTGAGCCGTCCACTGTGTCGACCGTATCGACCACGTCTGGCGTGGTCTCACTGGCCTGCGCCGTCGCCGGACGCAATCTCTGCTTAGGCATCACTGCCTCCTTACGCTGCGACCGGATAGCGCTCAACACGTCGTCAAGGCTCCCAATCTCATCCACCAATCCCAGCCCGACCGCCTCGCTGGCGATCCACCAGCGACCGTCAGAGACGGCCGCCAGCTGAGATTCTGAAAATCCACGACCAGCCACGACGTCGTCGAGGAACATCTGGTTCGTTTTGTTCGTACTGTCCTGCAGAAACGCTCTCTGCTCGTCGGTGATTGGCTCGCCAGGGGCTCCCACGCCCTTGTATGGACCCGTCGAGAGTAGCACTGACTTGACCCCGGCTTTGGCATAGGCCGCACTCATGTCGAGCATCTGCCAGTAGGTTCCAATCGAGCCGACTTCACTGTCAGCCGTGGCGAATATCTGGCCGCACTGGGACGCAATTCGATAGGCTGCAGAAGCGCCGTTGCCGTTGATGCTGGCAATGCAAACCATGCGATCCGCGAGCTGGGCCAGCTTGCTGCAAACATCGTCAAGGCCGTCGACCATACCGCCGGGACTGTCGATCTTAATCACGACCGCCAGAGGGGCGTCGTCCTCCATCTCTAGCAGCTCATCAAGGGCCTCACCGATGGCCTTATAGTTCGACGACCACGGGCTTTTCCGCTTGTACAATGGGCCGATGATTGAAACGATAGCGATGCCGTCGTCGGTGTATTCGATGGGCTCAACGTCGAGTCCCATGTAATCGGCGAACATCTCGGTCATATAGTCGTCGACCGTGTCGGGATCGAGACCTGCCAGCTTTTGCGCCTGCCTGTGATTGAGATACTGCAGCGCATCAGGGCGCATCTGCCAGAGTCTTGATTTCATTGCACCACCTCGCCTGATTCTCTGAGGGCCACCATCGCGTTTTTGCTCCAGTCCTGCAGGAAGCCCATTGAGGCCAGTTCTGAGCGTTCGGCCTGGATCTCTCGGACGTTGTCGAGGTAATCGCCGAAGCCGTGCTCATCGCAAATGTCCTGCATGCTCTTGAGGCCAGCTGCGACCGATCGGAGGGCCGTGTCAAGCTCCTCTTGAGGTTTCCACCATGCGACGCCGCGCGGCACCCACTTGAAAACGACGTCCTCAACTCGCATGCCTGCGGGAAGGATGATCTCGCCAGTGCCACCCAAATCGGGAGGCATGATCCAGCGCCAGAGCCGCCAGACAGTCATTTTTCGGTGGAGGCGTTCCTGCGTTTTTCGCCTCGCATGACATGCTCGCTCGAAGAGCAACCACGCCGCACGAGAGCCGAAGAAATTAGTGTGCGCCTCATCGAAAAAGTTGTAGGGTAGGTCGAGGGCCTTCAACGAAATGGCGAGACAGATCCGGATAAAGTCCTGCGTGCTGCTGGCTGGGTTCGCCGACTGAATTGGCGTTACTTCTTCGCCTTCGTCCAAGTCGAAAACCGCCGGACCATCGCCAAAATCCACGACCCGCGCAGAGCCCTCCTGCGCGTCGCTGGCCTGCGGATCGTCCTCATCGAAGGCGTCTGCATCTGCCTTGCGGCCGAATGCCAGCCCGAACATCTGATCGAGCTTGACCTTTGCCCGCATGTGGTCGAGAGTCTCATCGAGATCCCGGAACTCATTGAGCGCCGCGACGATGGGAGACTGTGGGCGAATCAGGTTAGGGCGTGCCTCGAATTGGCAATGTTGCCACACGCTGGAGGCCCTCACCGCTCTGTCTGTGCGCTGGCCTGACCGAGGATCTTCCTCCTGGAAATTCCACGCCACGACACGCCCACGACTCAGCTTCGCGCCGTTAACCCACGACGCCTGATCTCGTCGAGCAAAGCCCGGATTTCGGCAATACGCACCCTCGACCATCTGGAGGGTTCCGTCTGCGATCTTGACGAAAAATGCGTCACCTGTCAGGAGCTTTTGCGACTCTGCGACGCGCCGAAAATCATCCCAATCCATGCGGCCGAATGTGTCAATGGCTTCGGGCTCAGAATCCCGAGCCATCAGCCGTTTGAGATCGGCATTGAGCGCCGCGTCTTGCGTTCGGGGCTGAAAATCCCACAGGCAGCAATAATCGAGCGTGCGACGAATAGCCCACGCAAGAATCCCCATATTCCGCCACACGTCGAGAGCGTTGGCACTGAGGGCCTGCCGCCTGCTGTCGTTGAGGAGGAAGTCCTCACTGCGAACGTGGCGCGTCGTGGACCGTCGCCGATTCTTCGGGTTGAGGGCCTGATAGGTCGAATCTATTGGGCTCTGAACGATGGCCATGATTACCGCCTGTCCATTCTAGGGGTAATCACGCGCGAGCGCTTGCGGCGGAGGCCTGCTTGGGCTTCGAGCTTACTGAGTTCCGTCCGCACGCTGTCGAGATCAAACGTAGTGGACGCGCCATCTTGAGAGTCTGACGATACGCCAGACTCCAGAAGGGTTCTCAGTCGTTCGATTTTTTGCGCTCGAGTCTCTGCCATGCCCTGAGGATTGCAGAGCACACAAGAGACTTCAATAGCCGTAATTCAATCGTTCAATTTCAGCCCATAGAATTTTGATAAAACCTATCGACCCTGTGCTGGCCACAATCCGGATTCGCACACTGAGTGTGCCTGACGATTACGCTCGTGTATGGCTCGCCATTATGGATGCCGCCGCCCACTACCTCGATGCGTGAACTGTAGTTTTTTCGATCTGTCGAGCCGCATCGCTGGCATCGTGAGAGCTCCACGTCAACCACGTCGCGGTCTGGTGTTTTGGCTCCCAATGGTCGCCCGGGTTTCTTCGCGTGGTTCACAGTCTTACCTCCGTTTTTCGTTTGATTTTTCGCTTGCGCCGTCGCTCCGCGCCGTCTGCAATCTCTGGCACATTGCACCCGAGAATTGAGCCAAGCACCAGACACCCGACCATCGTGTCAAACCAATGGTTGTCGTTGCCCGGCCGGAGTCTCCACTCCATCACCGTGCGCCCACGGCCCTCGGTCTGGATGGCGTATTCGCTGGTGATATGCTCCGCCCACATGCGATGCTTTCCGCTGTAGGTGGTGATGGCTCCGGGGTGTCCGATCTTGATGGCCAATTGATCGTGGACGTTGGTTTTCCAAAAATTGACGTCACTAATAACACCGCGAACATCCGCCGCGCTTTTGCGTTTAGTGATGACCCAGCCGAGCCCGACCCGTGCGCCCGGATCATACTTGCGCTCTTGGATCGGCTTGTCCGCTGCCCTGTAGCTCTGCCCCATGTAGGCCATCAGGCGTGAGGCGTTTTTACTGCGGGCGAGAGCTTGCCGGACTATCTCGGTTTTCCATCTGGCATCAAACGCCACCAGCTCCAAAGGGACGACTCCGCCGTCCTCTGATTTCCATTCCTGCGAGAAAAGCCAGTCTGCCAGATCCGTGATTCCCTGAGCGAGCGATGCCATGTCTCCGGCTTGCGGGTATTTGTGGCCGAGCTTTTTCCGTGCCTCTCTCAGCGTGAAATATGGCTCATCCTGCTCCGGAAATGTGCCGTAGCGTATAACATGGACCGAGCCGTCATCCTTGACCGCCGCAACCGTGTAATACAGGAGAGACTGCTGGACGTCGCAATCTGCCACGAGTTTGTGGTATCCGCGTGGCACTACGCCACGATTGAGGGCGACATTCCTGCAGTCTGCCAGATCCTGAGACGATAGCCACGCGCGGGATTCGTTGCTGTCCCGTTCAGGCTCGTTCTGCAACTCGCTGTAGAATCCGCTCCGGCTGCGATAGTACCACTCCATCGCGTGCTGGATGGCCGATATCTCGCCGCGGTCTTTCGCGAAGCGAGGCTTCCACGAGGCCTCTGCCCCGTGGTCCATCAGTTTGCGGTTCTTCTTGTAGAATTTCGTTGCGTCCCTGATATCGCCGTGAGCTCTGAGGGATGCCGACCGGATTTCGGCGTACTGGCTCCATAGTTTCATGGCCTCATCGTTGGGCATGCTCCTGAGGAACTTGCGCCGGATGCCACACCAGTCAGGATTGATCTCGGGATTCAAGAGCCTATCGGCCGCGTCGTCGCTCCTGATGACCGTGCATGTCACGAGGGCGCAGAAGGAGCTGTCAGGGCCTGCCATTCCCACGAGGTCGTTCTGGATGACCTCAGTTCTGGAATAGCACTGCAGAGGGCTCATGGCCGACTCTCTGGTCTGGAAGTCGTCACAGAGGAGCATCGAGGGCCGAATCACTCGACCATCCGGGAGTGTGTGCAGGGCTCCGCGCACGGCTTCCATAAGACCGGCCGCGCTGATGATAGCGCCCGTTCCAGGGTAGTCCGGTAACGTGGCGAAGCAGACTGTTTTCGTGCTTGTCAGCAGGTTCGTGGGCATGCCTTGGTAGAGCTGGCCTCGGGCTCTGTTGGCGACCCCTTCCAGCATGCGAAACGGATAGCAGATTTCGGGGAATAGCTCATAGAGAATCTGGTTGTGACTGACCTCTGTCACGATGTCTCTGAGCAGCTTTTCAGCCTTGCCGCTGTTAGCCGCCGCGATGACGGCGAAGCTGTGTTTGCGGATACAAATGGACCACAGCATAGCCCTCATGACGATGGTGGATTTGCCCGTGCCGCGTGGCATGCCGATTGCCCGGAATCCACCTGAGAGGATGACCCGCTGCAGTTCGGTTATGAGCAGGATATGATCCTCGGACCACCCGAGACGGAAGGCGTTCGGGAAACATGTTTCGAGGAATGTCTGGAGGCAGGTTTCGCACTTCTTCCTGAGCCTGGCGTCGGCACAGCTGGGGATGTCTCCGATATCTCTACCTGCGGCGGATTTTTCGCGCGAACGTTTCGCCGAATCGTCCTTGTGCCGCTGGTATTTGTCGGAAATGGCCACCACTAAAACAGCACCCCCTGCGCCAGTCGCTCAACCGTGATTCTGCAATAGTCCTCATTCAGTTCCGCGCCGATGTAGCGGCAATGCTCCGCCCGTGATGCCACCGCTGTTGTGCCACTGCCGTTGAATGGATCCAGAACGATGCCGCCCATTGGACACACCAGCCGCACAAGGTATCTCATCAAATCCACGGGCTTGACTGTGGGGTGGTTGTTGCCGTGCCCTCGGTCGCTCTTGTCGGCCTTGGCTGTGTAGAAAAATCGTGCTGCGCTGCCAGTGTCCTTGGACCCACCGACGATTGATTGCTTGTTTGTTTGTGTGTGCCCTCCGCCGCT